TGACTTTAAGACAGAAGCACAAAACCCTGAATTTCTTAGCTTGTTGAAGAATGGCAATAGCGTAGAACACGCATACAAAGTTCTTCATTTTGACGAATTGACACAGAATGCCGCAAGGGTAGCCGCACAGACAGCGGATGCACAGGCACAGGCAAGAATCAAACAGAAAGCTTCTCGACCCTCTGAAAATGGTACATCTTCAAAAAGTGCCGTCATTGTAAAAAATGATGTGTCGTCTCTTACACGTAAAGAACGTGCAGAGATAGCACGAAGAGTAGCACGGGGAGAAAAAATCGTATTTTAATATAACTCTCCCCGAAATGAAGGGAGAAAAACATAATGCAAGAAATTAAGTACAATCTTCAGCTTTTCGCTGAAATGAACACAAACCTTACATCATCAGCAGGACTTACTGATGAGATGAAAACCTATTACAGCGATTATCTTATCGACAATGCTGTTCCTAAGCTGGTACACGACCAATTCGGACAGAAACATCCCATTCCGAAGAATGGCGGTAAGACAATCGAGTTCAGAAAGTACAGTCCGCTTCCTAAACTGACTACACCTCTTCAGGAAGGTGTAACTCCTGACGGACAGAGCCTTAATATGTCAACCGTTGAAGCTACAGTAGCTCAGTACGGTGGATATATCACTCTTTCTGATATGCTTATGCTTACTGCTATTGATAATAACCTTGTACAGGCTACAAAGCTTCTTGGCGCACAGGCAGGTGCTACACTTGATACTATCACAAGAGAAGTTCTTAACGGCGGTACAAACGTTATCTTCTCAGGCGGTAAGGAAGCAAGAGAAGACCTTGATGCAAATTCTCTTCTCACAGTTGATGACATTAAGAAAGCAGTACGCCTTCTGAAGAGTCAGAACGCAGAGAAGATTAACGGAGATTGGGTGGGTATCATCAATCCCGATGTAGCATACGACCTTACAAACGACCCTGCGTGGAAGGATGTCAAGACATATTCTGACCCTGGCGGAATTTACGAGGGCGAAATCGGTAAGCTTTACGGTGTTCGTTTCGTAGAAACAACCGAAGCAAAGATTTGGGCTGGTGCTGGTAATGGTGGCAGAGCCGTTTACTCAACTCTTATTCTTGGCGATAACGCTTATGGCGTAACTGAAATTACAGGTGGCGGTCTTGAACATATCGTTAAGCAGTTGGGTAGTGCTGGTACTGCCGACGCTCTTAATCAGAGAGCTACAGCAGGATGGAAGGCAACAAAGGTTGCTGAGAGACTTGTAGAAAACTATATGGTTCGTATCGAGTCTTGCTCAACATTCAATCCCACAGCAAATAACTAAACTTCGTTTTTAGCGGAGTATGAAAGGAGAAACTATAATGGCTAAGGAACAGGCAAAAGTAGAATCTGTCAACCTTGCGGATGTTACAAAACAGGTAGAAGCGATGCTTGCAAAGGCACGTGAAGAAGCCGAAAAGATTGTAGCTGATGCAAAAGCGTCTGTTGGCGGTGAGCTTACAGAAGAGCAGAAAAAGGCTAACGAGGAACGCAAGGCGTATTGGAATGAGCTTGTTGAAGTAAAACTGTTTAAGGATAATAACAAGTACAAAGACGATAAATTCGTTTCTGTAAACGGTGAAAACTGCGTTATCAAGCGTGGAGAACGTGTCAAAGTAAAGCGTAAGTTTGCTGATGTACTTGATAAGTCTGATATACAGGATTACGAAACAAGTATGCTCATTGAAAAGAAGTCAAGCGAGTTTGCAAAGAGCGAGTTTTAATTGAATACTCCGTGATTGTTAAAAATTCTATGACTCGGCATAGGGGAAACTTTAATCGGTTTCCCCTTGTTTCGTATAAGGGGGCTTAATATGGCTGATTTAATCCAAATAAAAGGCGGTAGCGGTAATGTTCCTACACTGCAAGACAGAGAGATTGCATATAGCAAGGATGAAAAAGCCTTATATATAGGCACATCAAACGGAAATGTAAGGTTATGCGGTGTAGAAGAGCTTGTAAAGATAGCCGACATCTACACAAAGATTGATAATATTACTACTCAGTTGGGTGAATTACAGACACGGTTAGAAGCCTTAGAAACACCGACAGAAACACCGAGCGAGTAAGAAAGGAGTGGTTAAGTGGACAGAATTATAAATGTCAAAGTAGGCGGTAATCATCTGAGCAAAGACAACAAGAACGCTGGTGTCAGAGGTGAAGCGAATGTAACTAAGCTTAGAATAACCTTTGATGAAGGTTGGGATGGTTACGCAAAGACTGTTACATTCTTTGATGCACACGGCAACAACCCCGTTAAAAGAATACAGGGTGTTGACTTAATCGAGGACATTATAAACGACACAAGAACATACATTACACCTATTCCCAAAGAGCCGTTGGCAATTGCAGGGGAGTTAACCTTTGTTATAGATGGCTACTTTGACGGAAAAAGGCAGAGAAGCCTATCGGATAAGCTTGTTGTTAAAGATGCACCTGACACAGACAATGCAGGAGAGCCGACAGACCCTACACCGACACAGGCTGAACAGTTACAGTCACAGATTGATGCTGTCATTGGCGATATACAAAATGCGGCAGTTTCTGAAAAAAACGCAAAAGGGTATGCAGACCTTGCAATGGAATATCGCAATCAAGCATCGCAAAGTCAAAACCAAGCAAAAGTGTATGCTGAACAAGCGAACAAAGCAGAAACAGATGCGTATGAGCAAGCAGAAAGAGCAGAGCAGAACGCAAATGATGCTGAAGCTTCACGTATGGCGGCTTTAATGGCACAGAATAAAGCAGAAGAAGCACTAACTCATAACCCTATTATAGTTGACGGCTATTGGCACGTATGGAACGCACAGACAGAAGAATATGTCGACACAGGAGTTAAGGCACAGTCAGGCTCAGAGGTGTATATCGGTGCAAATCCCCCTGATACTGCTGATGTAATTATAGACCTTGAAGGCGAAAGTGCTTTATATGCTCCCTATATCGGTGAAAACGGAAATTGGTACACCTTCAATCCCGAAACACAGACTTTCACAGATAGCGGAAACAGAGCAGTAGCGAAAGACGGTGATAAAGGCGAAAAGGGAGATAAGGGGGATAAGGGCGAACAAGGTGAGAGAGGTTTACAAGGTGTTAAAGGCGAGGATGGACATACACCTGTAAAGGGCGAAGATTATTTCACCGAAGCTGAAAAAACAGAAATAGTAAACGGGGTAGCAGCCGAAATCGAAGCTGAGCTTAATGCCGCACTCCTTGCAATCATAGCCATAGAAGAAGAAATTCTTATACCTGACGGAAACGAGGTTGATTACTAATGGCAAATAAGAAGTACGAAGAAACAGATATACAAGCCATTGCTGATACCATCCGTGAAAAGACAGGTAGCGAAGAGTCTTTCAAAGTAAGGGATATGGCAAGCGGTGTAAATGAGGTTTACGAAGCAGGGTACATTGAGGGATTTAGGATAGTAGCAGAAAAAACTACCAAAAATGTAATAGTCCCCTCAGCAGTAAAACGACTGGGGACGTACGCTTTTGGACATAGTTCAGAACTTGAAACCTTATATATATCCGATGGAGTTCTTAGTCTAGGTAATCAGGCGTGTCAAGCATGTACGAAACTAAAAACGGTTAGGACACCAGCTACACTAGTTTCAAAACTGGGGACTAACATTTTTAAGAATTGTACGAGGTTGCACACGATTACATTTGGTACAGTATCTTTTACTGATACTACTACGGCTGGTAATTTCGATGGGTGTAATTCTTTAACTACGATAATTATTGAGCAAGGAGAATTTCTGAGGAGTGCAGATTTTAAATATCCACCTTTGTCAGTAGCAAGTATGAAAAATATTATTGAGCATTTGAAGGATTACGCAGGAACAGAATATGAGTTTGATTACACACTAACATTATCGAGTGCTTGTAAAACAGCACTTGAAGCAGAAGGAGCAACAGCCGAGTATAACGGAGTAGCTTGTACTTGGATAGAGTTGATAGATAATAAAAAATGGAATTGTTAAAGGAGTGTTAAAAATGGCATATGTAACAATG